GCCCCACGCCTACCGCCGGTATCAGCTAAATCCAAAGGTGGTCTTACGCCTACCACCGCGCCCCACGCCTACCGCCGGTATCAGCTAAATCCAAAGGTGGTCTTACGCCTACCGCTTGTGCCAGTACAAGAAAGCCGTACAGCAGGTGTAGAGGGGTCAACCTGTTGTCAAGGGTAATGCGAAGCAGTAGACTAGTACTGTTATGAAACTTGACGTAGCTCCTCTTCCTATTTCGCAAGTAACCGCGCAGCATTCTTTTATAGTGCCTTATCACAAAAGAACGCGCAGAACTAAGCCAACGATTAAGCAGATCAAGGCTATTCAGTACATCAATCAGGGGATGAGTAAGGCTGCCGCTATGAGAAAAGCGGGGTATTCTCCTAAATCAGCAGCTAAGCCTTCTCAAAAATTAATGAATAAAGATGGGGTAAAAAGTATTCTGGAGTCAATGAACGGGAAGCTGTTGGACGCAGGGCTATCGAGTGACTACATGGCGTTTAAGATGAAGGAGTGGATAGATGCAAAGAAAATATCTAAAGGCGGTAGAGAGATATCCGATTATGACACCCAGATAAAGGCATATGATCGCTGGGAGAAACAAATGGGTTTATTGTCCAGCGCAGTATTAAAAAGCCATCCTGGGCAACTGAGACGGAAAATGACGGTCACAGAATTTATCCTCGATGGAGAAAAAAACAGTGAGGATTAGAAAAAAATAAGCAAGCTAATCTATCTATGGCTCTCTCTGCTGATTATTATCAAAAAGGAATAGAGAAACTCTTCCACATAGTCAATAAGGAAACAGTTGCGGTTCCTTTTATTTTGAACCACCCTCAAAAGCGCATACTCCATAATCTTTCTAACATGGACATCATCTTGAAGGCTAGGCAAGAAGGAATTTCCGCCCTCATCTTAGCTATCTTCACTCTGGATTTTTTAGTAGTAGAAAATTCAAGAAGCGTTGTTATTTCTCACGAAGAAAAAGCAACCCAGCGGTTATTTGACCGAATTAAATACTATCTCTACTCCATGGAGAAAACCTGGCCCGGACCCCCTCCTTACGAACTTAAATACAATTCCAGAAAAGAGTTAGTCAATCTCGTTAATGGAGCCACTTTCTATCTAGGAACCGCAGGAAGTAGGTCTTTTGGTCACGGGGACACGATCACTAACTTACATATCTCTGAACTCTCAAGGTGGCCGGAGCAAGAGAATATGATGACTGGACTTCTCCAGGCTGTCCCTAAAGATGGGCGCATTATTGTCGAAACAACGGCGAATGGTTACGGAGATTACTTCTACAAACTCTGGCAGAAAAACAAAGACACTCAGTATCCTTTTCGCACTCACTTCATCCCTTGGTTTGAACTAGCTGACTATCAGATGCCCGATAACGATTTAGGCGACCCGACAGAGGATGAATTGCAACTTCAAAACGCCTATCATCTGAACCGCAATCAACTCGCTTGGAGGCGCTGGAAGCTCGCTCAACTAAACGACAATATAGATAAATTCAATGAACAATTCCCTGCAACCGCTGAGGAAGCCTTCATTGTTTCCGGCTCCTCTGTCTGGAGTCCGACCCTTCTTACTTGGTACATCAGAAAAACACAGCCGGAGAAATATAGGGGAGGACTAAGGGGCTTTGATCCGGTCAACCTTGAACTCAACGAAAAAGGACATTTGCGCATGTGGAAGCCCCCGGAAGAGTTTCACTATTATGTTATCGGCTGTGACGTTAGTGAAGGGAAAGTAGTCACCGAAATGGAGGGAGGTAAAGAACGGGATGCTAGCTGTGCTCAGGTTCTTGATAAAACAACCTTTGAGCAAGTCGCCGTTTGGCATGGGCGCATTGACCCTGACCAATTAGGACGTGAGCTAGAGTTACTTGGAAAGTATTATAATAACGCCCTAATAGCTGTTGAGAGAAACGCCATCGGCATGACACCCCTTATCGTGCTTCGGGATCTCAATTATCCTAATCTGTACTACAGGGAAAAGGTCGGGGAAATTGCGGAAAAAATAACCGCTCAAATAGGCTGGGTGACGGATAGAATGACCAAAGAAATGTTAATCAGTGACGGCACGAATCTGCTGAGGGATAAGAGGCTGCGTCTCTACGACGAAAATACGATCTCAGAAATGCTCTCTTATGTGCGTGATGCAGACGGTCACGCTAATGCTGCAAAATCCGCTTTCGATGACAGGGTCATGGCCCTTCTTATCGCCATTCGCATGTTGTCCCGGCCTCAATCGCGCTATAGTGGCAACGAAATAGAACAAAGATCAAGTGATCTGTTGCAATCTGGCGGATTTTTCATGGGAGGTGTATCCTTTGATAAAGACGGTATGCCCGCAGGTCCGGATCAAGAGCAACAAGAGCAACCACTTGATTTTTAATGTCAACTACCCACGGCTAAAGCCGAGGGCTTGTAACTCCCTTGCGGGGCTACGATTGGCAAATTGACTGTTGCCAGTTGAGCAATGTTAATTGCTCCGTTATGGTCAGCGTTAAGTGAGAAACCGCAAGACCGACAAAGAAAAGTTGATTGATTTTTTCGATTATGTTTAGCAATATAACCACAAACACTACAACGTTGAGAAGTATAATGCGGGTCAACGGATTTCAGGAAAACTCCTGCAAGTTTAGTTTTATATTCCAAAAACTTTCTCAACTGGTCAAATGCCCAAGAAGAGTGTTGTCTCCGTTGTGCTTTCCTAAATGTTACTCTTTGTCTAATTCCAGCCAAATCTTCTATGGCGAGACTCAAAGAGTGCCTTTTGCACTTTTCAACAATCTTCTTGCTAATAACATGGTTTACGTCTGTTCTAAATCTGCTTTCTTTGCCAGACAACTTTTTCAAATGTCTTTTGGCGGACTTGGTATATTTCTTTTGCAAAGCAGACTTCAACTTATCAATCTTCACTCTTTTGTTATCAACCTCCTTTCCAGAGTAAATTTCACCAGTATTATCAACAGCAAGTTGAACCAACCCCAAATCAATTCCAAGAAATCCCTTGCCTATATTTTCAGGTGGTTCAGGAACATCAACAACTGGTATCAAGTAAAAGTTACCATTTTGATACAAAAGGTCAACTTGTCCACGCCGAGGATAAAGAAGTTTGATTTCTTGATATTGTCCCAAAACCATAGGGATAATCTGTCTACCCCTCAAGGTAAGGATAGAAACCTTTTCAAGTCCTTTCCAAGTAAGGATACGGTCATCGTAAATAACCGCTCCATGTTTACTGAACGTATGGGGATTTTTAAGGTTAAGTTTTTTGCTTCCTGCTATTTTGTAGGCATCAGCGACCTTGCCAACTACACGAACCGCCATTTGAGAAGAAAGATTAAAGCGTTTTCTAATATCGTAATAACAAAGGTGGTGGATTTTAACAACAGAAGCGGTCTTGTTTTCAAAAGCTATTTGAGAAACAAAATCACAAGCCTTGTTGTAGGTTTCAATAGTTTCCAGAAGAATACCTTTTTGTTCGGTACTTGGAATAAGTTTTACTTTAATAGACAGTTGCATATAGAGCTATATTATCATATACCAAGAAAGGAAGCAAGCCAATTCCTCCCACCTCTAAAGAAGTGGGTTTCCTTGGCTACTAACCTATGAGAAAACTACGCTTTTGCAAATTTTGCGCCCAGGTGCTCACACGGGTCCTGCGCAGCGTTGGTAAAAATAGCAAGCGTTTCCCTTATTGCAGTGAAGAGCACAGGCAATTTCATATTATGTCAAAAAATCCATTCTACATCGAACTAGACGCAAAACAACGGGCAATACAATCTTATTGTGAGAAAGTTTCCCTCTTCGAAAAGAAGGGGATTTAAGGGACTAGGTATTGCCAAGGACTCAGGGGGAGACTAGGATACAAACTATGGAGATCGTTGTCGTTGTCGCTTTATTAGGAATCTTCATATGCTTCATCTTTTTTGTTACCAAAAAAATGTCTAGGGACGAGGCTGTATTCTTAGAGGTGCTCAGTGCGCAAAAAGATCAACTAGATGGCTATGGGGCCACCATGACTATCTTTCAAAAACAGCATTACGATGCGCTTGAGAAATTTTCACTCAAACAATTTGACCAACTAACTAAACAGCAAAAACAATTCATGGATCATTTAGAAAAAACAGAGGAACTACTTCTTTCAGGAGATATCGTCCGTTACTATGCAACCAAACAAGCGCCCCAAAAGGAACAGGAAAATACTATAGATGCCCCACTTGACGACTCTATTGACGTAGGACCAGAAACGAGAATACCTATTACCGATAATATGAAAATTCAATTTGAAGATGAGGAGGGATCATTACCCGTAACGCTCTCATAGTGTCATGACTGAAAATACTGCTCAACCCATTGTTCCTCTTGATACGGCAACTGGTCTTTTAATAGATAAAAGAGCAGATAAAAAGAAACCCGATACCGTCCGTGATCCTGAGTTAGAAATGCGCCGTGAGTTTCTGAATCGGATTGCCAAGCCATTTCAAAAAAACGCAGCAAACTCAAGGCAGCGCTACGACTACGAATGGATGCAGCGTGAACTCTTCTGGCGCGGCTACCACTTCTCTAAGTTCCAAGCCTCGACCAACACTATCACGCTTGCGTCTAGGCAAAGTGCTAAAGTTCCGGTCAATCTCGTTGCTGCTCAAATGCGTTCAATTCGCAATCAGGTAACGAGTTTCAAGCCAAAATTTGAATGTCTTCCACGATTCTCTTCTGAGGAGAGTAAAGTTCAGGCTAGGTATTGTGGACGGCTCCTTGACTACTTTTACGAACACTTACATTTCAAAAAGAAAATCAAAGAAACGGTGACGCAAGGTTTAATATGTTCCATAGGTGGCCCTTGGAAAATCTATTACGATGAGATTAAAAGAGAAGTTGGGGTCTATCTGGTTGATCCTTGGGATTTCTACTTTGATCCAAATGCTGAGGAGGGAGAAGACTGTGAAGGACAAGTTATCGCAACAAGGCGGCCTTATTCTGAGATCGTGACCAATCCTCAGTATAGTACTGCTGCGAAAAGAGAAATTTCAGGAGGGGAATCACGGCTGGCGGTATCTGAGTATAAACAGTTCATGATCCAGGCACTTAGACATGTCAATCAATATGATGAGGATTCTAATCCCGGTATCATTTTATTTTCCGGTGACTTCAAAATCCGCGATCCAGATACAGGAAAAGCATTTATTCGCAAACTAGAGTGGACTGAACAAAACTCCCTTCCTCTCTATTGGGAAGATACCGACGATGATGAGTACGATCAGGTAATTTATCACGCTGATTTGAATCCTAAAGAAATTCTGGGAGAGTCCTGGATGAAACATACCATGCCAATTAACAGGGTCATTGACGCACTAGAGTCTTCCGCCTTCGATTATAATCACCGCATCGCTAAGGGCCGGATCGTTGTTGACCGCGATTCGGGT